TGCGGCGGCTGGTGGTCGTCTGGGTCTGCTCGTTGCGCCGATTAGCCGTTTGATTGGTGTGTTGGCTTCAGCCGCTAAAATTGCATTTGGTTTGTTTAAAGCATTTATCGTCTTCGAAGTTGTTGAGGCAATCTTCGAAGGCATCGCGCGTGGTATTAATCGACTGAGTGGTGAGTCTGAAGACGCTGTGTCTGGT